TCATTAATCGATATTTAGAAGAGAACGATATTCAAAATCTAATCTTCTATGGACCCGCTGGCACTGGAAAAACAACACTTGCTAAACTCCTTGTTAAAAATCTTAATTGTGAGTACCTTTATATTAATGCCTCTGATGAAAGGGGTATTGAAACAATTAGAGATAAGGTATCGGGGTTTGCTAGTACAATGTCGTTTAAGCCACTTAAAGTGGTTATTTTGGATGAGGCTGATTTTCTTACTATCCAAGCGCAAGCTTCTCTCCGTAATGTTATTGAAACGTTTTCAAAGAGTACTAGGTTTATTTTAACTTGCAACTATGTAGAGCGTATTATTGATCCCCTACAATCCCGTTGTCAAGTACTTAAAATTGTACCTCCTAGTAAAGGTGAGGTTGCTAAACATTTATTTGATGTCCTTTCTACAGAAAGTATCCAACACAATACTAACCACCTTAAAGATTTAGTAAACCAATACTACCCAGACTTACGTAAAATGATTAACGTATGTCAAATGTCTTCTAAAGATGGGGAATTAGAATTAGATAAGCAAATACTTGTATCATCCAATTATATTAGTAAAGTAATTGAATTATTACCTAATAAAAAGTCATTTAAACAAATTCGTCAAGTAATTGCCGATTCCAATGTAAATGATTTTGATGCGTTATATAAAGCTTTATATGCGCGTATGGACGAATATACATCACGTCCTGCAGAAGCTATTATTATTATTGAGGAATATATGTATCATTCAAATTTTCGAATTGATAAGGAAATTAATATGATGGCATGTATTTCTAAACTACTTGAAGTCTCTGGTAAAGTTGTTATATAAAGATTTAATACAATTTGGAGACCGAATGTTTATGTTGTATCGTACAATAAAACAAAATGAAAAAGTAGATGCTAACCTACTTAAAAAATATTGGCATTGTGATACGGTATTAAAAAAAGAAAATATATATTATTTTTGTAACGAAATTAAAGAAATAGATTATGAAGAAATCAGAAATGCAGGCTCCACAGCCCCAGATTGAATTAAGTAAAACTGTGTCAATTCCTACAGAAAATGGAAAACCTATTTGGCACCAAGGAGTAGTTCTCCGTAAAGTATCTCGTTTCATTACGGGAGGGGATGAGGATGCAGTAATGCCCATCCCAGTATTTTACGATCCTGAAACAGGTAAAATTTTAAAACAAGGTCTTCCTCCCGAACTTCAAGGAGAATATGACACTATTTGATTGGCTTAAAGAGCTAACAGGTAAAAAGCGCGATTGGGACTCCTTTTCCGATAAGGAGAAGGAGTCCTTTAATCCGTATATGATTAATAGATTTATATCTATGCATCAGCCATTTGCTGAACTAGCAAATTATGTACAAACTATACCTTATACTGAAAAGGAAAAATATTATAAGGTGTATTGTGGTTTACTCCCTAAACAAAATGTTTGGCTTAAATATATCAAATCAAAAATGAAACAACCTACAACAGAATTAATAGATGCTATTTGTAAAATATTGGGATGTTCTAGACGTGAGGCACATGAAGAAGTTATTTTATTAGATCATGATGTGCTAGAAGATCACCTATACGAAGCAGGTTACCAACCTAATGAAGTAGCAAAAATGTTTAAATAAATTTATGAAAATTCTTTGTATTATACCTGTTTATAATGCTCAAAACACTTTAAAAGGAGCAATTGAATCTATTACAAATCAATCCTATACTAATTGGGAACTTGTTATAGTAGATGATGCTTCTACTGATAGATCTTATAAAATAGCCCAAAGTTATGCTAAAAAATATCCTAATATTACAATATTAAAAAATCATACTAACCAGGGATGTTATTATAGCAGAAATAGAGCTCTTTACTATATGAAAGATAAAGAATGGGATGTATTTACAATACATGATGCTGATGATATTTCTACTTTTGATAGATTTAAATTATATATTGGATTATTTACTAATTATCCTAAAGTAAAAATTATAAATGGAGTATATCAAGGTAAAAGATGGAGAAGAAATTTAAATAATTTATCTATAAAATATAAAAAATCGTATGCTGCGGGGATAGTTTGGTTTTATAAAGAAGTATTTTATAATTTTGGTTATTATGATAATACTAGATTTTCTGGTGATAAAGAATATTTAAGTAGGATTGAATGCTTTTTAAAAGTATGTTGGGGGAATGACCAATACCAAGCTGAATTGCAAAAAATTAAACTTAACCCTCCTTTGGAATTTTCATACTGCTACACAGTCTCTCCTACAGCTTCTCCCTCTTTATCAGTTTCCACCTCTCAAGAAGAAAAAAATAATTATATTGAATCTTATAATAAAAAATTTGAATCTTGGGTATCATTAAATGAATTTTATCAAGAATTTACCCCCCACAAAGAAGATTTATAATGGATAGTATTGTAGCCTCAGTTATAGAACAATTCACTACTCGAGCTGAGTTTGGTGAGAAAAAGTATGGCGTTAATCTTGATAGAGAAGATCTTAAATTCCATGAATGGGTTACTCATATGAAAGAGGAACTTATGGATGCCATACTTTACTTAGAAAAATTAGAAAAATTATATGGCCAAGAAGCCCCAAATACTCAAGGAGATACAGAATAAAGAATTGCCTGAGGTAAATTATGCTTACCAAAAGACAATTTCTTATTCCCAAATGTCTATGTATAGAAGTTGCCCACACAAGTGGTCACTCCAGTATAAAGATGGACATTATCAAAATGAACAATCTATTCATTTTACTTTTGGAACTTCAATGCATGAAGTAATCCAAGATTGGCTTACTACAATGTATGAAGAATCAGGAGTAAAAGCAGATGCCATGAACTTGGAAGAAATATTCCAGGAAAAATTTATAAATTTATATAAAGAAGGTTACACCAAAAATAATGAAACCCACTACTCATCCCCAGAAGAACTACGTGAGTTTTTTGAGGATGGAGTAGCAATACTAGATTTTCTTAAAAAAAGACGTAAACAATATTTTGGTAATCGTGGTTGGCACCTTGCAGGTATTGAATTACCTATTGTGATGAACATTGGTAACAATTTGGTATACAAGGGTTTTATTGATATGGTATTATACCATGAACCCACAAATAAATTTTATGTATACGATATAAAAACGTCTACTAGAGGATGGAATGCTAAAGCTAAAAAGGATGAAACTAAGCAAATGCAACTTGTGCTTTATAAAAAGTTTTTTAATGAACAATATGGTATCCCTCTTGAAGATATAGAGGTAGAATTTTTTATTGTACGTAGAAAAATTTGGGAAAATAGTGATTACCCTATCCATAGAGTACAACTTCACAGGCCTGCTGCTGGTAGAAATAAACTTAATAAAGCAAATAAAATTTTAGATGAATTTATTAGTGATTGTTTTACCCCTAAAGGAAAACATCAAGATAAAAAACATCCCAAAGTAGTATCACCTTTGTGTAAGTGGTGTCCTTTTAATGACAATAAAGAATTATGTAATAAAAATATATCTTCTTGAATCCCCATATATGTATATCAAAATATAAGCTATGAAAAAAGATATGACATTAACTAGTGTAAAGATTCAAAGTGGTTTGTTTGATGAGTTTAAAGTTGCTTGTGTTAGACAAAAGTTTTCTTTTCAAAAACTGGCTGATCGAGCAATTCATATGTATCTTACTGATGAGGATTTTAAAAGACAAATCCACAATCACACTAACTTAGATTTAAAAGACTAAAAATAAAAAAATAATGGTTACGAAAATGGAGGGGTATATTCCCCAATCCGAAAGGAAAAAAATACTTCTAATGTGTGATGACATTAGGACCCATTCAGGAATTGGTACAATTGCTAAAGAAATAGCTATCCATACTGCTCATCACTACAATTGGGTAAATATAGGAGCGGCTATTGAACATCCTGAAGCAGGTAAAAGAATGGATATTAGTGAGGATACTAATAAATTATTAGGAATTAATGATGCATCTGTGATTGTTTACCCTAACAATGGGTATGGAACCCCTGAATTAGTAAGACAAATCTCCCAAATAGAAAAACCAGATGCTATCTTTATTTTTACAGACCCTAGGTATTGGTCTTGGTTATTTAATATTGAAAATGAAATAAGGCGTAAAATCCCTATTATTTATTTAAATATTTGGGATGATTATCCTGCTCCTATGTATAATAAAACTTTTTATGAATCATGTGACGCTTTGTTTGGTATTTCTAAACAAACTGTTAATATTAATAAATTAGTATTAGGAGATAAAGCAAAAAACAAAATTATAGAATATATTCCTCATGGTCTAAACCATAAAATAATGTTTCCTATTGATAAATCGTACAAAAGGTATGATGAGTTTTGGGATTTTCAAAACCAACTTTTTAAGGGGAAACAATATGACTTTGTAGCTTTTTATAATTCTAGAAATATTAGAAGAAAACAAGTCCCAGATACTATTTGGGCTTTTAAACAATTTGCAGATAAATTAACATTAGAAGAAGCTAAAAAATGTGCTTTAGTTTTACATACCCAAGCTGTAGATCCTAATGGAACAGATCTTCCTGCAGTAATAGAAGCCTTATGTGGTCACGACCCCGATAGATATAATATAATCATATCAGATGCTAAACTCTCCACAGAACAGATGAATTGGTTATATAATTGTACTGATGTACAAATCCAGCTTACATCTAATGAAGGATGGGGTTTAAGTTTAACTGAAGCTTTATTATGTGGTAATCCTATTATAGCTAATGTAACTGGGGGGATGCAAGATCAAATGAGATTTATAGATCATGAGGGTAAATGGTTTACTCCGGATGCTAATATACCTTCAAATCATAGAGGTACGTTTAAACAACATGGTAAATGGGCTTTACCTGTTTATCCAAGTAACATCTCTATTGTAGGTTCTCCTCCAACCCCTTATATTTTTGATGATAGGTGTGATGCTTCAGATGCTGCTAAAAGATTATTAGAAGCATATGAAATGGGCCCCCAAGAAAGAGAATTTAGAGGAAAATTAGGAAGAGAATGGGCCTTAAGTGATGAAGCAGGATTTACATCAGAAAAAATGGGTTATAAAATAATAAGTAAAATAGATAAACTATTTGGAACATGGAAACCCCGAGAAAAATATGAACTTATTAAAATAAGTACGAGAAAACCTAAATCAACCCCCCATAAATTAGAATATTAATGAAACCTTTATTTATAATAAGTTGCCCTATCGATACTTACTCTGGATATGGAGCACGATCTCGAGATTTAGTTAAAGCTATTATTGAACTTGACAAATACGATGTTAAAATTTTACCTCAAAGGTGGGGATCAACTCCTTGGAATTTTATAAATAATCATTCCCAAGATTGGGGATTCCTTGAATCTCATCTTTTACCCCCTGGGAACCAATTACCTGAAAAACCTAAAATTTGGGCGCAAGTAACTATACCTAATGAATTTCAACCTATAGGAGAATATAATATAGGGTTTACAGCAGGGATAGAAACGACAGTATGTAATCCTACCTGGATTGAGGGGTTAAATAGAATGGATTTAAATATTGTTTCTTCACAACATGCTAAGGAAGTATTTGAAACCCTTAGATTTCAACAGCAAGACCAACAAGGTCAACAAATAGGAGAAATCTTCTTAAAAAAACCAGTAGAAGTTTTATTTGAAGGCATTGATTTAACTAAATATTTTCCTTCTAAAGAAAAAAGTTCTATTAATTTAGAAAATATTAAAGAAAAATTTGCCTATTTATTTGTAGGACATTGGATGCAGGGAGTAATTGGAGAAGATAGAAAAAATGTAGGTTTACTTCTTCAATCTTTTTATGAAACTTTTAAAAATCAAAAAAATACTCCTGCTCTTATATTAAAAACAAGTCAAGCAGGTGCTTCTTACTTAGATAGAGAATACATTCTTAATAAAATAGATCAAGTTAGATCTAGTATAAAAGCTGATACTTTACCTAATGTTTATTTATTACATGGTGAATTATCTGATAAAGAAATGAATGAACTTTATAATCATAAAAAAGTAAAGGCAATGGTTTCTTTAACTAAAGGGGAGGGATTCGGTCGTCCTTTGCTAGAATTTAGTTTAACTAAAAAACCTATTATTACTACAAATTGGAGTGGACACACTGACTTTTTAGATGAAAAGTTTACTACGTTAATTGATGGGGAACTAAAACCTATACACGATAGTGCTGTTGTAAAAGATATTTTAATAAAAGAAGGAAAATGGTTTAACCCTAGTTTATTAGAAGTATCTCAACATTTAGTTAATATGTTTAAAAATTATAAAAAATATGAAAAGGGAACTATGCTTCAATACCATAAAAGCAAAAATAATTTTAATTTTCAAGAAATGGTAAAAACTTTAGATAATTATTTAGATGTTTATGTTCCTGAGTTCCCAAAAGAAATAAAATTAGAACTTCCTAAATTAAATTTTCCTAAACTTAAAAAATTAGAAGATGTTAAAGGATAAGTTAACTATATGTCCTCGTTGTGGGAGTGATGCTTGTTATAAACAAGAGATGGGGGGAGATTATGAAATTCACCAATGTTATGGATGTGGTTTTACTACTAATACTCTAATGACATCTGAAAGTAAATTTTTAGAAGAACAATTAGAAGTTCTTCCTGAACTTTATAAAGATTTAATCCACAAAGACAAAGAAGGATATCATTGGATGCCCTCTACCATTAACAACCCAGAACAAGGTATGATTTTTATTGATGGTACTTCAACAGAAGACTGGAAGTGGGCCGCTTGTAAAGCTATAGAATTGAATGAAGAGGAAAAAGAACGATTCCCAGAGGGCAGTACCCATAAAATGGATAT